CCCTGGCTCTAAGCTCAAGACTGCGGTCACTACGAAGCCCTCTAAGCTCAAGAAAGGAAGCAAAGCAGCCTCTCGCCGCAAATCATTCTGTGCGCGTATGAGCGGTATGAAGAAGCGCCTGACGTCTAAGAAAACCGCAAACGACCCTGATTCAAGAATCAACAAGTCTTTGCGTAAATGGAACTGCTAGTCGAACTCGACAGCTAGTGACCGCCTCACGTACCGCCGACCTTCCTCTTATGAGGATGTAACTTACCGTGAATACGCTTCTTACGTTTGACCGGCTTAGTCTTTTCTTCATCTACTGAAGTATCTCCTCCATCCCAACCAGCCGCATCTGCGGCAGCTAGGCTTCCTTGCCCGTAAACTTCTTCGTCCATTTTCTGTGGGTCTAAATGACCTCCTTCTGGCTCTTGGCACATCTTGGCGAGTTGGTAGATGTTCATATCTTGAAGCTGTCCGTCTTTTTGTTTCTTTCTTTTTACCATGCCCCCGGAGAGCCAAGCTTTGTCTTTAGCTTTCAGTTTCCAGGCGTTGTTGAAGTCTAGCCCGAAAGCCCCTTTGGGGGCTCCCTGGATGACGCGGTCCTCCTCTAGTCTCTCTTTACCCATTGAGGAGACTTTGCCTCTAGGAACGGCTCCTACGCGGCTCTCTGTCTTACGTGCTTTGTCGAGCGCGATTGCAATAGCTTGTTTATGAGGACGACCTTCATCCTCATGCTTACTCATACTATTATGTAGGTTAAGCTCTCTCATGGTTTTTCCTTGAGCTGCTAGTCTCCTTCGAATTGCAGCTAGCTTGCCACTTTTTTCCGCTGCATCATGACGCTCCGCCGAGGAAGCAGCCCTTTCAATAGATTTCCGAGGGATGACAGTGGCTCTTACGGGTTGATTTGCTAGTTGGTGATGGCGGGCAGAAGTTCTCCCCCCGATTGCCGCATAGTTATTTCTGCCAGTTTGGGCTACGATAGAGGGTTTGTGAGTACCTGCTTTGGCGGAGGCGACTGCGGCTTGGTGGTAGCGCGGGTCACTTTTTTTAAGCCCGCCAAATTCTTCTTCACCGCGCCCGTGGGCAACTGCTCTTTTCGCGAGGTCCTGTACCGACGCGTTCCTGGCGCTACCCATTCCGGATATATTACCGGTAACGGTTTTAGCTTGTTGTTTTTTCTGTCTAGCTATAATCTTTCTGGTTTGCGATGCAGAAAATCTATGCCCCGTGCCCTTTTTGGTGGGGACATCACTACTCCAATCACCGGGTGCGGCATACTCTCCCCGTTTGTACCCTTCACGGTCATGGTATCCGGTCCCCGCTCCCTTATAAGGTAATGCAGCGCGTAGTTCTTCTCCTTCTTCTCCTCCGGGTTGGGACGTGACCTTAGGACCTCTTCCGTCGTAAGCGGTACCTGGCTTCTCTTTTCCAAAAGCTTCCTTCTTTAACTTGGCTTTGTCGAGCGCAATTGCAATAGCTTGTTTATGAGGACGACCTTCACCCTTCAGCTTCTTAATGTTAAAAGAAACTGTTTCATCGGAGGAACCAGACTTAAGAGGCATTATACTGCGTCTTCTCGATACTTCTTACCGGGAACTCTTCTGGGGCTTGGTGCCGCGCCCGGGCTGCTGGGCGGGGAGGGCGGCGAGGAGGGGGTTCTTGGGCGCAACTTACGTATAGAAATATTGTACTTCCGCGCTGCTTCGGCTGCACCTTCCTCGCCGTGGTCGCCGCGCTTCTTGGCAGCCTGTTGTCGTGCTCGCTCTGCGGCTGCTTGTTTGCCAGCAGGAGTGAGTTCCTGTAGATTGGCTTCGGCTGTGAGGTCATAAGGACCCCCAACTTGAACCGACGCTGGAGTTGCGCGGCGAGGTGAGTTAGTGGTAGAAAGGGATGGTTTGGGAGGTCTGTTAGAAGCTAAGTCCCTTGGGTCAGGAACTTCAACTTCTTTTAATTTCTTCTTACGCTTAACCTTACCCTCAAACAGTCTATCAGATACCATAGGGTATACCTTAGGTTCAGGAGGAAGCACCATTCGGGCTTCGGTTAGTTTTCCTACTTTCTTCATAACTTTATATACTACGGCAGTAGTAAGTAACATATATAATTATGTAAACTTAAACTATGGCACCTATCCCAGCACCCGCTCCTACATCTCTCACTGGTTACTCGGCACCGTACTCTGCTGCGGGTGGTGGTAACCAGTTTCAAGCCAGTGGTCCTTGCTCAGGCACCGCTTTTACCCACACCCAGGACTTAACGATTTTTTACCAGATTGTGAGTATGCCTCAGAGCCTGGGTACTTGGCTCCCAAGTACTTCTAATGTAAGCGCACTGCAACTTACCGTTATGGGTAATGCTGAAGATTCCTTAAATTTCTTCTCTACCAGTTCTGTTTCTGGAGCAAGTGGGTGTGCAACTGCGGCTGATGCGAGACAGGCTCATGTCCTAACGTTATCCTCCACAACTGCTGCTGCTGGAATGGGCACCGCTGGAGCGATTTATACTTTGTCCGCCGGGTACGAAAGACGATGGTCCAAAACAGGCGATACTAACCAACAAGATAACCGACTATATCTTAACGCGCTGTTTGAGATTGACGGACTTCCTGGAGGCTGGGAGACCAATACAACCTTATCAAATAACGTAGCACGGCAAATCATTGCACGAGTATGTAATGGTGGTCTAAAATATCAAAACGATGGCGTGTCCCCTCCAGTCATTGCCAGTTCTTGGAATTTGATGGACTTCAGTTTGATGGACGTATAACCCACCCAAAGACAATAAAAAAACCCAGAAGGCATAACACCTTCTGGGTTTAGTCTTTTTACGGGGACCAACCCAAAGAACAAATAATTAAATATTAACCAAATAGCATAACGGATTCAGCTTCTTTTGCCTTGGGAATCGTCACACTAAGTAACCCATTCTCAAATGACACTTTAGCCTTTTTCGTATCGTATTGCTCATCAACCTTAATCGAAAAATCCACATCTTTTCCGCTAATTCCATGGTGGAGTAGCACATGGGCTTTCAAGGATTCTTCCTTTTTCGCACGAACGGTAAACGAGTTCTTACCCCCGATAACCTGGACTTCTTTTTCCTTGTAACCCGCAAGAGCAAACTCAAACAATAGTGAGTTTTGGTCTTCCGACAGATAGCAGTTGCTAACTGGGTATTTTGGCAATTTGCAAGTATTCTTTACTTGCGCTGGTTGAGGTTCATCGAACCCCCATTGTAACTCACTAAAGAGTTTATCAAAATGTGTAAAGTAATGATTCATAATTTTATACCTCCTTTCGGCAGGTTATAGAAGACTAATTATTTTTTGTGTTACGTCTTCCGTTTTATGGAGGGTTTTATCCACCCCATCGAGTTCAACAATCAGGGAGTATCCTGACTTGTCAAGTGTGTCCTTATATAGGGTAGTCGCTTCCAGCATCAGTTTGTTATATTCGGCTGACCCCTTTTGGATGTTCTTTTTAATTATAGTCTTATACGACTTCATTTGAAGGTATACTTTTTTAGAATCTATGAGATAGACTTTCTGCCCCTCCTTGAAGTTAGCGACGTTTCCGTGACGAACTTTGTCTTTGTCAATGCCCTTCACGCTAGATAATAATAGGCAAGTAATTAATAGAAGTTTATGAATCATATGAAAAAAAATGCTAAAATGGCGTTATTAGGAGAAAATTACTTTCCCCCGATGAATAACTCCCATATCTCTAACGCGAGGGGTCATGGGCTTCAAAAAGTGATGGGGGCTATTCTAAGCCACCAACCGTCCGTTATTTATATATGTCCAACGAGAGGCGTCAATATCAACATCCTACCTCTCATTATGGTGAACGAAATACCATTTCGACTGGTTTTTCCGTCAAAATCTTTTTTCTCCACCCTTCACGAAGATGAGAAGTGTATACTGGACGCAGCGTGTAGCAGAGCGGATAAAGTTATTATTTTATCAGAACGTACATGTGACCCGTTAAAATGGTCAGATGACTGGTTTAAAGCAAGTGAGAAAGCTGTCGATAATTCTGATTGGGTGTTGGTTGCTTCAAATAACGTCGAAGTTACCGAAAGCTTTGGCGACCTGCTAAAGAAATTTGAAGGGAACCCTACACCGGTTTTGGCAGTTGACTTTGGGGTGGAAGCTCAATATCAATAAACTTTGAGCCGTACTTCTGAATAAACGCTTTACGGTTAGTGTCCCATTCCTCGCTCAAGGCACCGTCTCCCTGTGAGTAATGAAGGATAGGTAGAGGGATTACTTTGTTTTTCCGTCCCTTAGCTTGTGCTTGGTACGTGTAATAGATGTCGTAAAAATCCCACTTACCAACAAAGTCTTTTGGCATTTTAGTGTTGATGTTATGAAGAGTTGCACCTGTTGTTACTAAAAATAAACCATCTAACACTTCTACTTCTCCAAAGCCTCCGTAGTAAGTGGGAAAACAATCGTCCAAGCTAGACCCGTGAAACACCATCCCCTGTAGGAAGGAGTTCGGGTGAGGGTACTCGCGACCTAGACCGTGCCACCAACAGGCGGTCTTGTTAAGCCGTTTGGGACCTGCAATACCGAGGAACCCAGTTTTATCCGTAATGTTGTTATCGATGAGTTCGTTGAAGACCTCCGGGGAAGTTAAAATTTCAATATCGTCATGGCACATTATAACTTTATCTTTAGCCATTATGTCGTATTTTTTTATTGCATAAGTATATGCGTCAAAAATAGAATCTTTTATGATATAATAAACTTTCCACCCTGCCTTTTCTAAAAAGGTCTTAATAGGTCGGTCTTGCTCTTCGCGAGTAGGGATAAATGCAACTTTCCTCATGCTATATAATAGTGTTATTTTATGAATCCTGAAGAACTAAAATCTGAAATAAAAAAGTGCCGTGAGGATGCTGCATACTTTATTAAAAATTACGTATACATCACCCATCCCGTGCGCGGGCGAGTGAAGTTCGATTTATACAGGTTCCAAGAAAGAATAATTACTGAGTTCGGTCAGCACAGATTTAACCTGATGAGGAAATTTCGTCAGGCTGGCGCAACCACCATTTGTGCGGCATATGCCCTTTGGTACATTATCTTCAACAAAGATAAGAACGTTATGGTGGTCTCCATTGGTGACCGTGAATCTAGAGACTTTTTGGACCGTGCAGTCAATATGTATGACGATTTACCTCAGTGGTTAAAGCCTAAAGAGGTAGAAAGGAACAAACACGTCCTTAAGCTCTCCACAGGTAGCAAGATTAAATCCCAACCGGCTGGAGCAGGTCGCGGTGAATCGGTATCTCTTCTTATTGTAGATGAGGCTGCGTTCATCGAGAAGATGACTGAGTTCTGGATGGCTATCTACCCTACCATCTCTACTGGTGGTTCTGCATTCATTCTCTCTACTGTGAATGGTATGGCAAATCTATATTACGAGCTATATCACGACGCAGAACTAGGGAAAAATAATTTCCATACGATTGACATCCATTGGAGAGAACACCCCGAATACACAGAGGAGTGGGCTGAGACCACTAGGAGTAACGTGGGGGAACGTGCGTGGCTACAGGAATACGAGGGTGAGTTCCTAGGAACAGGCGAAACCTTTATTGACGGTGGTACTCTACAGAAGGTTAAATCCCAGATATCAGAAGACTTCTACAAAAAGCATTACAATATGATGCGGGTATGGGAAGAACCCCAACCTTATCACACATATCTCATTGCCGCAGACTCGTCCTTTGGTCGTGACAGGGATTACTCAGCTTTTCATATCATCAATCTCTACAACGGTACCCAAGTAGCAGAGTTTTATAGTAATCGCGTCGGTCTAAATGATTTTGCTAAAATCTTAGCTCAGGAAGGGTTACGTTATAACACCGCCTTTATATGTCCTGAGAGAAATGGTCTCGGACTAGCTCTCATCGAACAATTGTTTGAAGTTCACGAGTATGAAAATATGTGGACGGATGAGAAAGGTGAGATGGGATACTTAGTAAATAACAAAAATAGAGACCAAATTTTAAATAATTTACAAGAAAATTTAAAAACTTCAAAAATAAAAGTAAATTCGGAGAGAAGTTTTAAAGAGTTAACTACTTTTATAATAAGTAAGACCGGTAAAATTGAAGCAGAAGATGGGTTTGCAGATGATTTGGTCATGAGCATGGCTATTGGTGCTACCGTAATGAGCGATATCGTATCAAAAAGCCCTATCCCGATTGTAAAAGGGGATTTGGTTGATGCAGGAACAAAAGATTTGGGTTCTGCTGGGTTCTCCAGGGGTACATACAGTAAGGACCAAGAATTTGACGAATATAGAAAATGGATTTAAACGACAACAACGATAAAGACGACCGTCTGGATGAGAATCTAGAGGAGAACGCGGGATATACAGCATTCCCAGGCTCTAACACATTCGGCCAGGGAAGCCCCCTGTCTGGACGGTTCGCGGCATTTTTTAAATCTTTTTTCACTACAAAAAGAAAGCCGGGTAGACCTCCTGCACAAGACCCCTATCGAGGAGATGTTATAAAAAATGCGGACGGGGAACCTGACGGAGGAGCAATCCAAGGTTCCGTTAATGTCGTTAAGGGAGCCACCTCTTTACCTCAAGTTGAGTACGAACGTCGGCGCAGATACCAAGACTATGAAAAGATGGATGAGTATCCTGAGATTGGTGCTGCGTTAGATATTTATGCCGATGACGCTACCCAAACTCACTTAGATGGTGATATGCTTATGGTTGAAACTGAAGACGAAAGAGTAAAGGAAGCTGTAGCCCAATTTGTAGACGAGACCGACCTCGATAAGTTCCTCTGGGATATTATTCGTAACATGTGTAAGTACGGAGATTGTTTCGTTGAAAACATCGTGGATATGAATAACCCGGATGCCGGTATTCAACGACTTAAAATTCTAAACCCCGTCTTTATTTTCCGGAGAGAGGATAGGTATGGATACCTTAAAGGGTTTATTCAGGAAGTCCCACAAAGCACCGCAGCCGCACAACAGTACGGACAGGGAGCAAAGCTTGATAAAAGAAACACTATCCAACTGGATAGAAACCAGCTTGTCCATTTCAGACTGCACACGTCTGATTCTAACTATTATCCTTACGGTAAGTCTATCTGCGCTCCTGGTGTGCGCTCTTGGAAGTCGCTAAGAATGATGGAAGACGCAATGCTCATTTATCGTTTGCACAGAGCGCCCGAGCGTCGCATTTTCTATATTGATACTGGTAATCTCCCCCAAACGAAGGTTGAGATGTTCATGGAACGTATCAAGGCTAAGTTCAAGAAAGAGAAGTTCTTTAACAATGAGACCGGTAATGCCGACGAAAGGTTCAACCCATTGTCAGCGGAGGAGGACTTCTTTGTTCCTATGAAAAACGGACAAGGCACTAAAATTGAAACTCTTCCAGGCGCACAAAACTTAGGTGAGATTGACGACGTGCGCTACTTCCGCGATAAAGTATTGGCTTCAATGAAGATTCCTAAGGACTTTATTGTCGAAAAAGATAAGTCCCCAGAGCGTAAAGCCAATTTGTCTCAGCTTGACGCTAAGTTTGCTAAAGCCGTTATGCGCGTACAACGCGATACGGAAGTATGTTTGGAGACCCTAATCAAACGACACTTGGAGTTGCGTAAATTCCCTAAGTCTTTGATTAATCCGATTAAAATTAAATTAGCTCCCCCATCCGACCTGAGCGAAAAACGGAAGTTGGAGCTTGCGGAACAGAAAACCCGAGTCGTACAAGCGGTGAAAGGTTTAATGTTATTTTCAGATGATTATATCTATAAAAACTTCTACAATATGAATCCTATGGAAATCGAACAGCTGAAATCTGAATTAGAATCGCAAGCCGCACAAGCCGCTCCTCCTGGGGGCGCACCGCCTCCCCCTGGGGGTGAGCAACCGCCGCAAGGCGGTGGTCCCGGTGGGCTAGGAGGAGCCCCCCAACCAGAAGCCGGTCAATAAAACCAAAAAGAGTAGCTTTTAGAACTCTATATAAAATAAGAACTATGAATTTAAAAAACCTATTTGTTTCCCGTGACAAGAATTATGCACGAATTACTGAGGCAGGTGATTACTTAGGTCGCCGCCTACGAGAGAACCTCGTTATTTTTGATATTGATGATTCGAAGAACAGCGTTACTTTTGTCACCGAAAGCAACCATCTAATCTCTTGCGATTATAAAGAGATTAAAGGTCGCCTAACTCTGGAAAACTTTATTGTGGAGGACGTAAACACTATTACCTCCGATGAGGCAATTGATAACCGGGTGGAGGCTGAGGTCCATAAGTTCATGGAATCACTAGTCTCAGACCGTTACGATGTCGCTGAAGTTAACTTTGACAATATCGTTGAGTCTTTTGCTATGAGAGCCCAAATCGGTAACAGCCGCAAAAAGCTTTCTAAGAAATTAGAACGTTTCAATGAGTCCTACAATATCTTTGATACCAAAGCATATAAGAAGTTTAATGAAGCGCTCCCACTTCTTAAGAAGTTCTTAGAGGAAAATGTAGAGTCTCTCTCCGATAATGCTAAGTTGGTAGAAGGTCTTCGCCTTTCTAAGGTAGTTGGTGATACCTATGACTTGCCTAAACTTGATATTGAAAACCTTAAAGAAGAATTTGTTGTAGTTCCCTCGAACTCTAAGAGAACTCTTTACGAAATGGTTTGCGATAAGGAACTGGTCCGTAAGGAATTACTAGAAGCCAAAGACTCCTTTTCTAAAATGTGGCACAATAACGACCACGTCGCTTCTCTAGCATCTAAAATTTACTCTAATGACTCGACCATTAAAAGCACGTTAAGAGAGGCTGTTGCCGCAGTTCCTTACCTAGCACTATCAAACAAAGTAGACTTAACTAACGTCATGGACGCTACTTTCCAGGTAAGTAACCCCGGCACCATACCCCAAAAGGATATCCGGGAATTCGTTAACAAGATTTACGAATTCAAAAAACCTCTCAAGACTATGGTTCTTGAGGCACTCAACTCCAAGTATGGCGTAAATATTCAGAGCCTTCGCTTCGTCCCCTCTTTCAAGGGTTTAGCCGAAGTTCAATCAGAAGTACTGGATATGATTGCCGAATCCTGCGACGAAGGAATTCTTTGTGATGTCCTAAAGGAGTTTGCGTCATGCATGTCTCGTAAAGGAGGGGTGCAGGTATTAGATATCGCAAACACCCTTTCGGAGGTTATGACAGAGTCTAACTTCCATATCGTTGATATTGACGAAGACTTCCAGATGAAGAAGCTTTCTGATTACTTAACCCACAATTTAGGTGAAGCTCAATACTACGGAGATGATGATGCCATGTCTAACTCTGGTGGCAACGCCAATGATGATAAGGACAAGAAGAAGAAAAAGAAAGATAAGGACAGCAAAAAGGATGACCTTCCTGGGGACCAAGACGAGCTTGATAAGGACAAGGACGGCGACATCGACGCCAAAGACCTAAAGAAGCTCCGTAAAGAAAGTGTAGAGGCTGTTGCAGAAGAAACCGAAGAGGAAGCTTCCGCCGAACCTACTGAAGAAGAAGTTGATGCCGCAGCGGAAGAGGAGCAAGCCGCCCAAACCGAAGACGGCGCTAACAATAGTGAGTGGAGAGACTTAGTAGCTTCTTTAGAAGATATTACTCAGAAAATTGACTTGAACTTTGACGCAGAGCCTGCGGGTGAAGAAGAGCAAGATATCGCAGCAGGAGAAGGTGAAGCACCTACTCCTCCACAAGATAACCCTGCTTAGTCCAGTTAATAACGTTATCTACACACGACGACCGCAATACAAGGAGTTCGGATATTAAGTTATCCAACTCCTTTATTGTTTGTTCGTTGATAGTCTTTCCCCTCTCTTTCATCTGGGTGAGCGTTTGTGTCATGATGGTCAGACGTTCCACCATTAGAGGAGTAATCTCATTTAATTTTTTTTCTTCGTCTTTTTTATTTTTCATTTTTTAATCTCCATTCCTAGGGATTCATAGGATTTAATACGCTCTTTGGCGTGTTTTTCTAAGTAAGGCGCTCTGTCAAAGAAATCGTAAATAAACACGCGGTTCTTAGATTTGTGAATACGCAAGGCTCGTCCGAGAGCCTGTAGCGTAGCAATCTCAGACTTCAGTCCACGCGCATTAATGAGGTGTGTGATTTCCGGGATATCAATACCTGTTTGCATAATCGTAGTACCTATCAGGACTGAGATGGAGTCATCTTTAAAGGCGTCGATGGTCTTTTTTCGAGCAACCAAGTCATCTTTTCCTTCTAATTTAAAGGAGTTAGGGATGCGTGAATGCAAAATCTCAGCATGTTTAAGGTCTTTAACTATTATAAGAGTCCTGGATTGTTTTTGTTGGATTTTTTTCACCAACTCCACGATAATATCGTTGCGGGCATCATTCTCCGTGACGAACTTCTCATACACCTCCCGGTAAGATAGTTCGGTATCCTCTACCGTGCCCGTATCTTTTATAGGTATTATTTGGATGAGCGGCTCGGTGAGGAATCCTTCGTCAATGAGACCTTTGGCATCAACTTCTTCAATAACACCACCTAGTCCTGATATAAGATTTAGACGACTCATAGGGTCACGGGGTACTGTGGCTGTCATACCAATCCTGTAAGCAGCGTTAGGGAAAGACTTTATGACCTTGGTGGCTACCTTTCCTTTAGCGAATTCATGTACCTCATCAAAAATAATGAAGTCCGACTGTTTAAGGTGGCTATCAATAACCTTATCAATGGACTGAACGGTGCATAACGTCATTGGCTTGAGTATTACTCCGTCCCCGAATGCTAGACCAACATCAATCCCCCACTCCCTAAGCTCGTCGTATGTTTGTTTGAGTAGCTGTTTTTTGGTGAAGAAGATGAGACCTGTTTTTCCTTCTAGTGCTTTAAGTAGCCCGCCAAGAATAAGGGTCTTTCCCGCGCCTGTAGGAGCCTTAATAATACACCCCTTGGCATCCAACGCCTTTCTAATCATGGATTCTTGGTAATCTCGTAGGGTTATGTTAGGTAAAGAGATATCGTCAGAGTGGGTAGCAGTCCTCAAATCCTCTATTTCGTAGTCCATACCTAAATAAGTGAGGTCTTCCTCGATATGAGATAAAAGACCGGTTCCAAACTTCCCTGTTTTATCAGAGAAAAAGTGCTTTTCACCATTCCAACCGCCCTTTTTATAAGCAGAAGAATAGTTATAGCCGGGAACCTTTGCGCTATATTTCTTTTTTAAAGTTGTTAAGAGCTTTTTATTGCTTGTTTTTAGAAAAGAAACATTATTTTCAACAATAATTTTTAGCATATCACTATTATAGTATAATAGTACCAAACTATTTTAATTAAACATGTCAAAACCCGAAAAAGAAAAAAGTCTTATTGAGCTTGCTAGAAAACATATGGAGGAGCATGGTGCCTCTCCCGAGCAAGGAGTAAACATTCCCGAGGCACCCGTTGCCAGCCGTCCCTCTCAAACCGCTGTAAAGCCTATTTCCGATGAGAAGGAGAAAACGCCACAGGTTCAAGAACATTTTGACGGCAAACTATCAGATGCGGTAGCCGACCTGCTTTCTAATGTATCTACAAACCAAGACTGGAGAGCTTTAAAGCTTCCTTCAAGAGGATTGGCTTACGTAGACTGTGACGAAAGTATCATGATTAAGCCTTTTACTTTTGCACAGGAAAGAAAGTTACGTAGCATTAAAACCAGTGCACAAGGAGTAAAGGTGATTAACGCTTTGATTGAAGATTGTGTGCGCGGATTAGATTACGACTCAATGACTTTAGAAGACAAAAATTATATTTTGTTTAAATTAAGAGAGATTTCTTACGGTGATGATTATACTATTCAGGCAGAATGCCAGGAATGCCAGTCAATTAACAAACTGACTGTGAAAATTTCAGATGTTCCTGTTACTTACGCAGAAGATGGGTACAAGGAACCTCTTACCATAACCCTACCAGATTCCCAACAAGAAGTTAAGTTCGTAACTCCTCGCTGTAAGGACGAGCAGTACCTGGAAAGTGCCGGAAAATTAATTGATAATTTATGGCGCTTTGCTTTATCGGTAGGGAAGTACAGCGAGAAGAAAGTAATTAAAGGGTTCTTCGAAGCTACCACTGTCCGGGATGTTGCATACTTCCGCGAGTCTCTCACAAAAGATAATTATGGCATGAATAAGGCGATGTCCTACGAGTGCGCGAATTGTGGTGAGGTCACCGAAAGTCTTATTCCGTTTACAGACTCTTTTTTCTCAGTGAGCTAGAAGCGCGAATCTCCGCTCTAGCGTCGGAAGCTTATTATTTAGTGAAACACGCGAGGTTCAGTTACCGAGATGTGCTACTTATGCCAGCTGTTGAAAGAGATGAGTTTATGAAGCTATTAATTGATGAGAATCAGAGGGAAAAAGAGTCCTATGACTCCCTAAATAAATAAGAGATGACTACATTCAACGGCGTTACTGTAATTCAAAGGGGCAATCGACCTTCACCTATCATTCCAGCTAAACTGGAATTTTTCAACTATGTTGCGGGCGAATTAAGCGACCCTTTTCAGGTATGCTCTGTTCACATTTTCCCTAATACCGCCTTTGGTACCGCATCTCCCTATGTAAACCAAACTCCTGGAGACGCTAATTACGGTTTAGTGAGTTCGGTAAACACCAACATGGTGTTTCATAACTACAAGAGAAACGACTCAGGCGCTAAAATTGGCTTTGATGCTAATGTGAGTGCTTGTGCGGCAGAAACCAGCTATGCAGGAGACTTACGTTACAGCGCGTCCTCAATCTTCAAAGAAAAGACTGGTCATTTCAGCGTTATTCTTCAACCTAGTGGAGCCTATTGGCCGGTAGATGCCCCGCCCACATGGGACCCTCTGTACAACAATACTGCCTCTGCGACCGGAGGGTATATTGATATCTGGACTGTGGTACATACCGAAGGTTCTAGAGCCCAGATTTATGTAAACACCTTCAATATGGATACCGCTAATACGTTTGCGGTTACCGAACCACTTGAAGTCACTACCTCCAACAAGCTAGTTCAACGGTACGTGCAACTGGGAAGCAAGAAGAGGCTTCAAATACAGACTGAAATCGTGGTAGACAATGAACCTATTAAAGAAAATCTTCGTAATCTAATGGAGACAGGTTCGTTGCTGTCCAACCCAAAAATTAGTATCACCAAACTAAACGAAAGTCCGGTTTTGACTTCCCGAGTCCAGATAACTGGGGAAAGTGGTGTAGGTGGGTTCCAGTCCGCAGGGGTATCTTTAGATAGCCAAGGAACTATTAGCTACGTATGGGATACTAATGATATCTCGCCCTTCTACACTGATGAGAAACTTGGAGGGGACATGGGAGTCTACGAGGTCGCTGTTCAATATGATGTGGCAGACGAAACTATCGTAAGCCCTAGATTTAAGTTAATAGTGAGGTAGCGTCTAGCTCCCAATCTGCCCTGAAGATATTCGAGTATACATAAGCCTCGAAATCCTTGCGGTCAGAAGCTACCCAAAAATCATTCCAGTCTTTATGCTCCTTCGGAGGAACTAAAGAGTAGATGTTCGTGGTCCTTTGAGCCAGCATCCTCTTACGAGCCTCATAGAAGCCCTCTCGTCCACTTTCATCGTTATCATAGGCGAGGATTACCTTCTTACCTCTAAGCTCCTTAGCTTGGATTGTAGACATCTTACAGCCCTGCGTACAGGTAGCATTGAACCCTGCTGCGCGGAGGGACATTGCGTCTAGTGGACCTTCGGTAACAATAACATACTCCTGAGTCTTATCGTATGGATACAAAATCTCAGAAGTCTTGATTCCGTAGAGACCCTTGCTTGGATTTAGGTATTTGGGGTCTCGGTTAACAAGAGTTCTGGCTTGGAAATAAAAAGGATTTCCTTTCTCCGTAAAGTATGGAATAATAACCCGTTGAAAGTATCGACCGGTACGTCCCACAAAAAACTTAAAAGAAGCTAGTTTGCGTTCAATAGCGAACTTGGAGGCGAGTCGCTTGAGATTATTGGGAGAGTTGATATCAGATTTGGGGTTTACCTCTAACCATTCTTCGCTATCACCCTCAACCGTACGGGTAGCGCCGACTGCCTTGTTGTCTACATTCAAGGTGGATACGTCGAAAAGGTCAGCACCCGCATCAAAGGCTTTGCGTTTTAGGAAATGTCTGGCTGACTGATACGGAACATTTTCAATATGGGACACTAAATGAACCAGATTTCCCTTCTCACCCGATTTGAAGTCCGTCCACAGCCCTGAATCAAGATTTACATACAGTTTTTGCTTGTTGTCATCCGTGAAAATGGAATTAATACGCAACTCCCTTCCTGACTCCAAGGACTCCGGGAAGAGTTCGGAGAGATAGGTCTTAATAACATTGGCTGGGACGAACATCAAGTATATAATAGCAGACGAGACCGGCAAAAAATAGCGATATTATCGAGCAAAAAAACACTATTATAACTAATAAGAGCTAAGACTATGTTTATAAACAAAGTATCTCCGAGTAAGATAAAGGTTTACGATGAATGCAAGTTGAAGTACAAATTTAAGTACGTCGATTACTTGCCCGAAAAGTCTACCAATACCGACGCTTTACAATTTGGTTCTTATATTCACAAGATTTTTGAGGACGGTGTCGCCAGCACGTCAGCGGAAGAGCTTAACGAGATTGCGAAAACTCTACGTCCAAATTACACTTTCGACAAAGAGCGTGAAATGAAGGTTGAGAAGTGTATTAACAACTTCTTTGCATTCAATAACTCTCTTTCTTCTTGTGAACAAATATCAACCGAGCAATCTTTTGCGGTTGAACTTAAGCAGGGATACGCTGTAAACGGAATTATTGACCGTATCGTAAAGAGTCAGGACGGGAGCTATCTTGTAATCGACTACAAGACAAGCAAAAGAGCCTCTACCAAAAGGGAGTTATTTAACGACCCTCAAATGCTCTTATACGCTTACGCAGTGTCGGTGCTGTACACTGTCCCTATTGCTTCAATAACTTTAGCCCACTACTACCCCCACATGGACAAATTGGTTCATGTTAAATTTTCTGAGCCTCATGTCTTGATGTACATGAAGAAGCTGACACAGAAAATTTGGGAGATTAGGAAGAAAAAAAAGGATGACTTCTTCCCACAGGTAAACCAGTACTGTGACTGGTGTGGGTACAAAGATATGTGTCCTAAACAAAACCCGACTACTCACTTAGCTGAGTATACTGAGGCTGTTAAGGCTAAAAAAGCAACGAAGAAAAAGGTCCCCTTAGGAACTAAGGTCTGAAAGTAAGGTTTCAATACTCAGTTGAGTATTAAGAATCAACTTCTTCCTTCATTACGAAATACTTAGAGTCTTCGTATATAAGAGGATAATAATCCTCTATGCTGACCAATTCAAAGAAGTTTCTTACTTCCTGGATACTGTATTTATGCTTTTTTGTGTATGCTGATACAAGGGTAGATAACTTTAACGGTCTTTGTGTTTCTAAAGATTTTAAAACTTTTTCTTGAAATATTTCAATAAAGTGTGTAGAAAACCTGTATCTCCATGTTTCTTTAAACTTTAAAGATAAACAGTAATTTATTTGTTCCATGAATTCGCTAAGACGTATAGAATCATCCATAATTTATATTTTATATATAATATAGAGAAACTTGAATCAGTTCTGACGCATAAAATGGCAAAAATTTTGAAAACCAAATATTTGGGTACAACCCGGAAGCTTCCGACGAAGGAGGAGGTGGAAAAACAGCCGAAAAAGGTATCTAAAGGCTGTTTATTTACCTTCCACTACAGGTCCAAGGGTGCTACTGACCCTAAACCCTTAATTATTATGATTTCTCCAAAATGGGTTGCCAAAAAAGGAGGCACTTATTTTACCGGGGTCAACCTAAACGATTTTCCTAAGGATATTCGTCAGGAACTTGTTAAGGAGTTCGGTGGACTACCTGTCGGTTCTGTTTCGTACAACGACATTGAAGCTGCTTCCAAGCGTCATCCCTCGTGCTGTGTCAGGACGTATAACGTAAGTAAGGTACGAGCCCTACATAAAGTAGAGGTTTAATATGGCTGAAGAAAATATCGACCCTGGGCAACAGAAAATTATAGACTTGCTTTCGAAGATTGCAAGTGATAAAAGTGATGCCAAGAGGGAAGAGGCGGAGACTAGACGAGACAAAAATTTCAAGAAAAATACCGCCGCTATCAGGGACAACGGGTTAGCTCTAGTAGGTCTTACTGCTGGTATGTTCAACCTGAAATCCATGATTGGTAATCAGCTGAAGATGAACCAAGATTTAGCGACTGCCTTGGGGCAGACTGGAGAAACCGCAAAAGGTATGTCTGCTGCTACTGACCGATTCCTCAGAGGTCAGCAAGGCGCAGAGCAAATGGTAAAGGTGTTTAGTGACGCCGTCGATATGGGAATGACTAGGTTCTCGAACGACACCTTGCAGTTCGGCGCTCAATTAAAGGTTCTTGGTATTCAGAACAAAACTTCTTTTCAGTTAATGCGGGCTAATACCCAGGCACTGGGTGTATCTGAAGAAGCCTCCCTTGGTCTTGCCCAAGATTTAATTACAACTGCCGTCAAGAACAAGGATTCTATCGCAGGTCTCATAAACGCCATTAACAGTATGAGGGACGCGATGATAGACACAACCGTTGAGTTGGGTCCGAAAGCAGCAATGAACGCTCAGAAAATAGCAGCCATGATGTCCCAAGGCAATTCTGAGCTACAAGAGGCGTCCGCTAAATTCGTTAAATCGTTCTTAGCAGGTAGTGATGGGTATATGAAAGCTGCCAAGCTAGGTGTTCAATTCACTGGCAAAGAAAGTACTGCTGAGATGGCTCGTAAATTCGAAACCATTCTTGGTAAGATACAGGGTCTACAGGCGGGTAAACAAGGGGCAGGTTCTCAGTTCTTCTTCGATGCCATGGAGAGGTCTTTTGGTTTGAGTAGAGAGGACTTCAACCTCCAAACCCAAATAGGCACAAGTATTAATGCACTGAAAGAAGGGAACGTACAACAGCTTGCCAATGAAAGCGCCACTATAAACTTACAACAGACTATCTGGAACAAAACAGAACCTTTCCAGAACATGCTTCTAGACCTTACCGGGAATGTCGCCAAAGAACTTAATAAGATTTTTGACAAGATTTCGGAGTTTAGCCCGACATTAGGAAAATACCTTATGCCCGCCCTCGGCGCTTTGTTTGGTATAGTGGGGTTTTTGGGTCCCGGTATTCTCCTGAGGACATTCTGGACCCCTCTTAAATGGCTCGGCGGTGTTCTTCTTAGACCCCTTGGTCTATTGAAGCCGCTTTTGATGGGCGTCAAAGCCTTAAGACTGGAAATGCTAACTAATCCCGCAGGAAAGATGGCGGGTATGAAAACCTTCGGCAAAAATCTTTTTTCTTTGAAAAATGCTCTTAAATTTGGCAAAGGGTTAATTACTAAAGTCGCACTTCCTCTCACAGTAGGTAAGGCGATTTATGATGGTGTCAAGGGTTTTACTGCCGACCCAAGTGCCGGGTTTGGAGAGTCCCTTAAAAATGCTGGAAGTTCTATCGCCTCCGGTCTAACTTTTGGACTGGTTGGAAAAAGCGCAGATGAAATTGCAAAGGGCGCAGAGGGGACTACTCCCATGGTCGAAGCAGCGGAGCAAAGAGCCGAATCAATGGACTTAGGAATGTCCGATGCCGGTATGGGGGGAGGAGGTTCCGTAACAAATGCTTTGCGAGAAAATACCGCTGTATTAAGAGAAATTCTAGAGTCTACTAAAGAAAACAACAGTCTGACTGAAGACCAACTTAAAATTATATCTGATGACGCGGGATACACACCAATTAGAGCAGGGAGGATGGCTTAATGAGTATGAATCAAACTGAATTTATAAAAGCACTGCAACAGAGCGAGAGTGATTTCGCTCAATCGTATAACACTTCGTCTAAAGATAAAGGGGAGATAAACGCCAAGCTAGGACCTATAGATAGATTTCAGTTAAACCAAGCTATTGAAAAACGAGCTGGACTTCGGTTTACTTACGCACCAGTGGGGTCGCAGAACCCCAGCCCTGAACAGCGGGAGACTCAGTATAATTATCCATCAACAAGAAGAGTGTGGATTCCGTTCTTCGAAAACCCCATGATAACGGAATCCAGAAAGGCGAATTACGCAAGCAAAAAAATACTTTTAAGAAATGAACCCGTTAGGCTTTACACAGGAAGTGAAGCCAGGAAAATAAAGATAGATATTCATTACAGTCTCATTCATATGGCTTCAATGATTGGGCAGCAAGATTTAACTGAAATGTTCACTATTAACACCGGACGATGGGATATTTACAGCGATACGATAGCTGTTACCAAGTATCTACAAGATACTTTGGGGAGAGATACTGGTTCTACAGCGGGTGCGGAATCGGATTCTGACTTAACCAGAAAAGCTTACGAGCGAGGACATTCCACGGAAGGTCCTTGGGGTCCGAACGTATGGTGGAAAAACCCACAGCAACAATCCGCCCAAGGCTCAAATTACTGGAATTTCGCGTTAATGTGGGTGATGAGAACTACACCACAGTGGGTTAATCATCATAAAATAATGCAAAAAGTAATAAACAACATTAGAAGTGCTGTTATAGGTACTCAACAGATGCCTGTAAAAGGTCCTCCTATTGTTGAATTAAAGTGGGGCACCATGTATAACTTTACTCCCTGTATTGTAACAGATTATAAAATACAGCCGATTGAGAATGCGGGATATGACACAAAGTCACTAACCGCGCAGCGTCTAAAGGTATCTCTCAGCCTTGAGGAGATGAGAAATATCAACGGAAACTTGTGGGGCAATCCCGAGATTGGAGGCGACCTTCCAGGGTGGGACTATATCGCCCGTCTTGGTAATATTGACCCTGTCCCCATAGACCTTCCTAGAGGTCCCATAACTCCTGGTGCGGGTAGATAAACTAATGGCACTAAACGGAGATAGACAAAATATTTTTCAGGGAACAGTTATTTCTCATAGAGGAAAGACTATAACAGATATAGGAATGTCAAAAGCGTATAGAAGTTTTATAACTTCAATACAAGAGCCTGGACAATCTAAGGTTGCGGTTGTTCCTAACAATATGGAAGGTCGTCCTGATTTGCTTGCTTATGCGGCATATGGTAACGAGCTTTTGTGGTGGGTTATCGTAGAAGCAAACAACGTATATGATTATGAAGAAGACCTAAAAGCAGGTACCCAAATAATTATCCCAATACTATAAAATGACAAAGACAGCCGCGTACAACGCTAACGAGGTTGCGGCAGTTTATATGTCGCTTAACCGGGATGACCTCCTGTCCACAGACGAAGGCGGGTCGAGGCTAAGTTCGGATACCACGTTAAGAAACGGTTTTTATGGTCTATCCGACCCATTTAATTTGAGGGGTATGCTTGAGTCTTTTGAGGCGGACTTCTCTCAGGGTTCAGGTCAACACTCTTATCGTATTCGAATACTAAATCCGACCTCGGAACTAGAAGTACTCTTGTTGGGCTTTTACGACGAAGTATTCCCCTCCACCACTTCTACGTTTAAGCAGTTTAAAACAGCCGCCGAAAAGGAAGCGAGAATGCTTGACGTTGAAGGCGCGACCGGGGACCAAGACGAAGGGCTTTTAGCTAATGACTCCCCACCTCAACTCCCTTCCGTATATTTGAGGTTTGGGTATGGTACCGACGCCGACGCAGGACTGTCAAGAATTCACAAGGCTAAAATTTTTGACATTAAATATTATGTGTCGGATAAAGAGGATAGGGTTATTGAGCTTCATGCGGTTGACCTGTTTTCTTACTCTAAACAAAACCCTGATTTTAATAGGCGACCATATTTAGCCAGAGTACAAGTATCCGATGAGACAGACGGTCAGTTATCGCTCAGGAAACCATCCGAAATTTTAACCGATATATTTGCTCTCTATACAAGCACTTACCCTGAATGTGTTCCTCTTGTAGATTTGGGCTCTTACACCGATAGTATTGATGGTCTCGTATATTCGGTCGCCAAGGCATTAGGGGAAAGCGATGCTATAGCTGACTTAAACGCCTCCATTAAAGAGGAGGGTTTAGAGGGTACCACGAGCGAATCTGTAACAGCCGAGGGGTTAACTGAAGAAGAGGTAAAAGCATTTGAAGATTTGCTAGACCGTCCCCTTATCACTGCTAAAAACATAGACCGTGGTGTTGATGGAACCGTAACCCCCCAAATCTTGTATCAGGCTTTCAAGATGGTTTTTGAGTCAATTGGCTTAAAGTGGGAGATGAACCCGGTAGGTACCCCAGAACCAGTAACTGGCGTTTTATCGCCTAACCAGACAACCGGTTCCAATGTTGACCCAGAGAAAGGTCTTGAAGACGAAACCAATTTGGCTTCCAATATTAATAATCTAGAGGTTAACATTCAAACGGAATGGTTGCAGAGTAAGTTCGAACCCAGCTACACTCAAGTTTCGGGAGTTAGCAGAGAAAAAGTATACAGATTAAGCTTTTGGCCGATGGGTTATTATTATACTTTCTCTGGCGATGGTTCTTCAGAAAATCCGTACACGTATCACGACAAAAAAATAAGACCGCTTACTACACAAGAAAAACATGAGAATCCGAAGTGGCGTGTCTGGCTCAATGCTGGGATGGTAAATGATAAAAATTATAAGACGATGTCTCCTATTAACGATGATAAGTCTTTTAAATTTTCGTTTCCTTTTGAGAAATTAGAAACTTTATTTACTACCGAGGATGCCATACGTGCGAGAGACGCGGTCAGTACCGGACAGGGCGACAGCTACCTTCACCCCATTCCCGTTAGTCATCCAGTAACTCGTCTTGGCTATAACCGGAACGATACCTTAGTGTTATGGGGTGAGCAAGACAAACCACTTGGTACGTTTGACACTTTTAGTGCTCCTCTAGTGAATTTGGAACGCGGCTCCATCGCAGAACTTAGTAAGGTGGCTCCTGGAAAACCACGTGAGCTTCCTGACTCTTCATCCGCTAAACCATTCAAGGAATGGATTAACTATGCAGTTAATTTTTCATCAATGGTTGACCCCTACCAAGCCTCCTCTAGCCCAGAAGAGGAAGAACTACAGTTTAACCCACCGCTAGTAAATTTAGAACCTACCGCCGAAACTGCATTATGGATTCTTAAGAATACACAGAATTACGACGAGAACAAACAGAAGCAGTTAGAGGACCAGCGCAAAGCGGTGGAAGAGCTTGGCAAGTTTGCCGACCAAACTTTTTCCGGACTCACTAAATTTATTCCCGAAAGACCTAAACCTAGCGAAGCAGAGAGATTCCGTAGATTTATTGATAGATTTTCAAACGCATATGTGAGTATGGGCGACGACGGCGAGAACCCTCACGTCAGCGCGTTCCTACAATCTATTTTAAACAACCTTAATAGATTGCTAATAGGAAAGAGTGATAAGATGAGGATAGTGCAAGTACAGGTTAATGCTCTTACTCCCGCTGACAAAAAGAACTTGAAAGAGAATTCTGCTATTTTTAAAGATGTCGATTGGGAGGAAGTTTGGGCGGAAAAAAATAATTGTCTTCTTTTAGTAATGCCAGAAGACAGTATTATATCTCAATATTCCGATAGCGTAATAAGACCTATTTTGTCTTTCCCCCAAACTAATAGAGGTACGGGACCAAATTATTGCTGGTTGGATTATGGAACTCCGGATTCTATCGTAGCGAAAGTAGAATTTACCGGAGATACTCGTGTGCTTGTTAACCTAGCACAAAGTAATTACACCGTTAGACAGTGGAATGACGTAAAACAACTTTTTGACGGTGGAGAAACTCTTTCCAATGAATTAATCTCCAATACCATTTCTAATATATTGGCTGACAAAATAGCTAATATTGACGGTAGCCAAAGCGTGGAAGCTCAACAGCAACAAAGGGGTGAGTTGCAACGTTTGCAAAAAATAGCAAATGACCAGTCTAATATGGAGATTAATGTAGAGCTTCTCGAATTGCTACCCGAACTATTATCCGCGTACCAAGTAGACCCTAAAACTGGTGAGGATGAATTAACTGAAATAGAGCTTGTTAGTCCAAATACTGCCCTAGAGTTAAGAAAATTAGCCAGTATTGTGTCCAACCCAAAAATGCTACATATGCTTTACCCTGATGTTTATGGGGAGAATGGACAAAATAACGAAACAACCGTCCCGTCAATTAAAGTGACGGCAAATGGTATCGTGAGAGAGGATAAACCTGTTCGGATATTACGACGGCGAATAGATTTAGATTCTATTAGAAGTCGAATATCTAAAGTAGAACAATCACGGAAGATGACCGACGTGGCGTACAACTATTCCGTAGCCATGCAAGAAGAGGCATTTACCGTAAAATTAACCACCTTGGGTATACCTGAAATTGATGACCCCGCGTCAGAATACTTAAGTAGACGAATATGTTTTAAGTATTATGACCCTCGATTAGCTAACGGGTCACTTCATTGGCTAAGTGGGGTGTATCAATTAACAGGATTCAAACACCGACTCAACCCATCGCAAGGGTTTCTCACCGAATTGGAGATGGTTAGACTTCCTAATGAGAGCCTAACTAATCTTAAGGAGATAACATAGTGCCTATTAAGAAAACTGATATCGAAGCTGCTGGAGGTTTAGCTAATTATGCGCGAAACACGCTTGATAGTATGCTTCCGTTTGGCGACGAGACTCCCGTACAAGAGGAAGTTACGTCAATAACTTCCCAAAGGCACGGCTTTTTTGCGCTAGGTACAGTAGTACAAACCCTTGACGACCAACGGGCGGGTAGAATTCGGGTTATCTCTCCCGCATTCCCGGAAGGCGCACAAACATGTGATTACGTCTCCCCCATCGCGGGCGCAGGATACGGGTTTTTCGCTGTCCCCGGAATAGGCGCAACAGTTCTTGTGGCTAGAGTAGCCGCCGACGACCCGCCTTCCCAAAATATCTGGCTCGGCTGTTTGTATGCTCCCGGTCAAAAAGAACTTCCCGACACCAAAACTCAACCTTATATTTTAGGGGACCCCTCACAGCTTACTAAAAATGAAGTAATGGATAATGGGGAGACTCCTCCTGATGACCCTATGCTCTCTTATGGAGTGCCGAATGAGTCCGATGTTTACCGGGATAATGACCTACCCGATTCTTTTGTACTAAAACATCCAAAAGGACACAGTATATCGCTAACAGATAAAAATACTTCTGAACGAAAAATAAATGAGATTAAATTAAAGACGGGAGGAAACAAGAGACTTATTATGAGCGATGCTCCCGCCCCCACGGGAGGAGAGAATATTACCCTCGTTGACGAGAACAATAATCAGATTAAAATCACCAGTGTTGGTCACGGAAACGTGGGCGACGATTCCATAATAACAAGCGTAGGGGGAGATGTAGAAGTAAGCACTAAGACTGGAGGTATGGAACATACTATAAGTCCTAAAAGCAAAAAAGACTTCTCCATAGACAACCTGGGGTTAGGGGATATTGGGGTCACTTCACATAATGGAAAAATCTCATTAGAAGCCGCCCAGGAAATAACCTTAAAATGCGGTAACTGTAGTATTACTATGACCCCTGACTCTATTAATATTAGTGGTCCTACTATCACTACCACAGGTGCCAACGTCAATACCACAGGTACCACCGTCAATATCACAGGTGGAAACGGTGACGTGATTGTCGCACAAACCTCTCTCAACCTACATACGCACCCGACATTACTGGGTATAATCCCAGGAGCTACATCACCACCATCACCGTAATCATGGTTACAGTCATAGAAAAAGAAATATACGGAAGCTCTCTTTGCTTTTGGGGGAATACTAGAGATGTTCCTGATAGGTATGCGGACGATTTGTCCACATACTTCGGACAGACGTACCAGTTAGACACGGTTTCTGGTAGCCAAATGGTGTATAGGAATAGAGACCCTCAGGCTAACGGAGCATTCCCCCCAACTCCAAAAATTATAAGCAAGTTAAGTATTGAACCTTTATGGACCTATAGTAATATAAATCCTAGCAGTGTTGCTGCTGCGGGAGGTCCGTACCCCGCATTTTTCGGGAATGTGAGAGTACAGCCTTATATTGCAACGCAACCTCTTAACAATCTAACCCAAAACTTCTTTGCTTTCTCCGCAAGCAATGATGTAGAGTGGAAACTGAATCAATGGGGTCCTACCGCTGGTCTTGAAGATGTTAACGATATACATTATGACGATAAATTCGTATTACAGCCATGGGAAGATTTAAAAATAAGACTGCTGAACGCTGATTTATCTGGAATACTACAGACCGTGTTTCCGGGCAATCCTGCCGTTGACGCCGTACGTCACCTTCAGTGGGTTGATAATTGGTATAACTCAACTCAGCCTGTCGCCAAGATTCGCATTGAACTTGATGAGTTTACCCCTTCTTCTCAATATTTCCACCGAGTAAGTCTTAACGATATTGAGATAAAGGGTGAGGTGATTGACGACGGCTCTTCGGATTACCAGGACGTAACCCTTTTAGATTTTCGCAGTACCTCCCCCACCCTAAACGAACCTCCATTTAACACCTCTTCGTTTACTTCTTTTAATTTAGAGAATTTAGATTTTAGAGGCGCATATCCCTGGGGAGGAATTTCCACAACCAAGTTCATGTACTCTATAATGTTGCACACCGAAGGTAATCCCTCCGCAACCAGATATATCAGAAAGTACGTTAGGTTCGCAGGAGGCGCAGCCTCCGATTTAGAGATAAATGGGCTCTTAAAGGATATAGGACCGTTGCTAGTAGATAAAGGACAGTGGCTGACAGTTAGGTTATATAAGTTTGAATCATCCATACCAAACGCAACAGAAGCTTACACTGCCAGACAAATGCCGGGATTTTGGCTCAACGGAACAATAACCTAAATATAATAGACTAATGACGTTATTCACAGAAAAATCTCTTAACTTAATGCCTTCACAGGTATTGACGGGGTTAAGTAATTCCTTAGTTGCAGATAAAGAATCTAAAAATGTTTCTTTGGCGGCAGCTAATAGCAAGATAGCAAAATTATCGGGAACGTCGGTACTTCGTAACCCGGTAGCAGGTAGAATTCAGGTTAGTAATAATGAGGGTCGCGCAGCCGCGACCATACAGGAGTCTATGAGCGCTCCCGCAAAATCATTTGCTAACGGAGCATCACTCCTAAACACTTCAAGCACGAACCCTAGTGACTCTCCTGTATTTGTTCCGGGAACAGTTCCTCCCGAAACTTCTTCGGACGATATTTCCGAAATGTCCGCAGAAGTAAACTCATACTTTGCGACCAATCAAGTCCCTACAAGCGACATAACCACTACTAAAATTTCCGCGCAACAGTTAGCAGCGTCCAAACTTTCTGTGGAGATTAAGGAGATACAAGAGACGATTGACTTGATTTCCTCTATTTTAGAACGTAGAGCAAACGGCGAGCTGCCAAACCCAGCTCTGAACTTCTCAGCCCTGGACTTGGATGCCATACCTGAATTTGCCAAAGAGAAACTGGATGCGGCTATAGAAAGCAACGAGAATCTTATTCAGAATAAAATTATTACTCCTTTTGTCGAAAATCAACGCATTCTAAACTCCCTTAGAGCACAGGCTTCGGGTACCTTGGGGGATTTGGACCCCGTGTTTGACCTAGATTTTGGTCCTCCTATCTCTACTACAGATAGGTTTGTGCTATCACAAGACGGTCTTTACTATAACTCTAGAACCAATAAAGTCCCCAACATAGTTCCGTACCCAGTGTCCGCTAGTATGTGGAATCTTCAATACGATTCCAATAGAGGAGGTCGCGGATTATCTTTTACGGAAGAGGATGGGGAGAGCACTGTAAACACTATTTTTGATTTAAACAAAGCATATCAAGGAGAGAACCCCAGAGTTAAAGATTTTTGTGAATTCGATGACGTTCTCCAGCAGTTTGAAGACGATAAACTATCTCACATGACTGAGGTTTCTGGATACATCAGCGAGATTCTAGCAAACGGATACGGGGCTACAGACGCGGTTGTTCAATCCTACACCGCGCAGTTGGGTGCGGTAGCATCCGTGTATGACGGAAAGATAAAAAAGAGAAAGAGACAGCTGGCAATTGCTGCGATTTATGGCAGGGACACTTTCCTAGTAACCAATAGAACTCACCCTCTCGGAGAAGGTCTATTCTTTCAGTACGAACCTCCGCGAGGCAAAGCTTTTGAGTATAAGTTACAGTATGAGGAATTGCCCGACGAATTAAAAACCGTAACCTTCTTCACCCTAGAAGGAGGTCAGACGGTCCCGTACAACACTAAAGCAAAAAAAGTAGTAAGTATTCCATTACCAGAGAATATTTTAGCGAAAGTTGGAAGGTGGCAGCAAATTCCACGAATCCCTATTAATGATTTCTCCTACCTAAAACAGTCGGATATTCCTCTGAATGTACAAAAAAATATAACTTTATTTTCTGAGGACCTGGACACCGTAATTGCTCCATACCAAGCCAAGTACGTGGTGGCTCCTACCGACCGACCAGTACGGTCTGTGGAATCCTTAGCAGTAGACCCGATTGGTTTGGGGGACTGGACGCACAGAGAAACTTCGGGAAGTTTAAGCGCAACAACGCCATTATATAAATCCCTGACGGATGACATTGTGAGTGATGGTCTATTGGTGTGTTACAATTTCCTAGACCCAGACGCCGTCACCCAACCGTCTGGAACGGTATACGCTTTAAATAATGCAGCTGAAGGTTCGACACGTCTCGACGCAAAATTAGTGGGGTGGGACAAATCCTTGGTATTCCCCTCAGGCGTTGGACAAGCTTATTTCGCAGGAACTATATTTGATGAACGCGCAACCCACAATCCTTTATGGGCTAACGTCTCTGGGTCTTATGTGAGACTACCTAACACTACAAGGAATTACAATTTACTTGAACCAAATATCCCATTCAAGGGAGTGAGACCTTTAGATAATTTATTCTACAGCCAGGAAGGAGTTTCTATTGATTTCTGGGCTTACGTACCTAAGATTCACGTAAGCATGACGGATACTCATAGGTACAAGTTAGTGTTTGCTAATGAGAACAGTGGTCCTGTAGCATCCGATTACGTAACCGCATCTACTCAAACGAAAGCTGGAGGCACTAACTTCGCTAGAACTATAGGTATGATAATGGGTTGGAGAGACCAGGGGTCGCCAGAAGCTAACACTCTTGGAGCATATGATTTTTATTCAAGTGGGTTGGAGTTTTGTATTGCGCCTACTGTAGGACAAAACCAATCTTATGCAACCACCCCACAGACTTCTTGGGGACATAGTGTTTGTTTAGCCGAGAGATGGGCTGCTTCCGCAGGAGTCGTGCCTCCTGTGGGAGAAACTACCCAAGTAGGAATGTTTATTCCCAGTTCGGTTCTAACTTCAAGTGGTTATGGAATTCATTCCGTTAGCGGGGGATACCACCACATTAATATATCTTTTGACTATACTAAAAATAAAGTGGATTTCCATTTTGATGGAGAATTACTTACTACCTCTTCATTAACTGACGTATTGGGGGGTTCCCCTAATGATACGGTGCTTCCAACGGCAGTAAAAATTAATCTAGAGGACCAAACTGATGTTATTAGCTTTAATGACCCCACGACCGAGAGCTTTTTAGGAAACACGGTTTATGATGAGAGGTGTACCCCGGAGCGGGTAGCATTCCCCGTATTCACCCCTTGGATTATTGGTGGTGGGTATACGGATAACATTCCAAGAATTCCTGGTACCAACTCTAGACCACAAGGGTTCTTAGGAAGCAACACAAATAACTTCCATCAGCAAACACAGAAAGGTGATTCCGTAAGTTCAATCACTTTGGGGAGCCTTGGAGATTATCCCGTGGGTCAGCACCACCCTCCCCTATCAGGAGGAACAGGAGGAACTGTATCCGGAAGAAGACAGATTCCACGTAGTGGCTTAGATGGATTTATCGGTAGTTTTAAGATTTATTCTCGACCTCTAAATACTTCTGAAGCTAAAATAAATTATGATAGCCAGAAAGGATTCTTTCACAATATCTTAATACCGAGCCCATAACAAATGACTAATTTCGATTTAACCTACGTAAAAACTAACGCCAAGAAGAATATTCTTGGTGTAGCATTCCCGATGATGAATCAGGGAATTGGAGGTTATGTTGCACAGAACGAAAATCTAAGGTCATTGAGAGATTGCGTTATTCAATTAATTATGACTGGAAGAGGGGCTAGAGTTATGAGACCAGATTTTGGTACTGACGTGAGAGCTTCCGTGTTTGAACAGTTTACTGATGACCTAATTGACACCTTAAGAAGTCAGATTCTAGAAACTATAGCTAAATATGAACCGAGAGTTATTGTTAAGCGTATTTCTTTGACTCCCGACTACGAAAACCATACTTTAAAAATAGAACTTTATATTACATCGAAAGATGATTTGCTAAACGGAGAACTGGTGGAGGTTCTCATATAATTATGCCAACTAACACTGACTATTCCCGTTATTTTCAAGGTCTGTATAATATATCAGGCTTTGATGGGACCATTGAGTCCGATTTTTTAAAGTTAGGACAGGTACCCGACGACCGAAAGTCCGACCTTATTGATTATAATATTAATGGGTTTGACGAGTACCGCACAGCGTTACAAAATTACCTAAAATCCGTCTACCCATTGGATTACAATAACTTCGCAGCTTCTGACTTAGGTCAGATGCTTCTAGAAATGTTCGCGTATATGTCTTCGGTTCTTGCGTTGCGGACTGATATGACAGCCAATGAAATGTACATTGATACTGTAAAGAACGAGGATAATCTAAAAAGGCTTTTGGAGCTTATTGGGGTTCGCATGAAAGGTCCTACCGCATCTAAAGCCACAGGACTACTAAAATTTCCAGATAATACCACGCCAAGTTTTCCGGTTGTGGTTAAGCAAGGCGACAGAACAATCGAAGTGCTTAATCAGCGAAGTAATGTTCCACTAACATATACTGTAACTAAGCAACGAACAGACGGAACGCTAGATTTATTTTCTAAGGACTTATCTTTAAATACTACTTTCGATTTTAATGGTCAGGTCGCAAGCAGTCTATTCTTGGTCGAAGGAGCGTTTAAGACCGCAAATGGAACATTTAGAGGTGGGGTTAAAACACGTCAAACTTTTGAGATTACTGATGGTCCCGTAATTGAGGGAAGTATCGGGGTTTCGTCCACTGAATCGGGTGGTACTTTGTACAATGAAATTAGTAATCTATTCCTAGCTTCGGGAGGAAGCACCCCCGTATTCGAAAAAACTTATACAGGAGGGTTTGGATGTGTACTAACCTTCGGAGACGGAGTCAGAGGAAAACTACCAACTCCTGGCGCGTCTTTTGTGGTTACCTATAGAACCGGGGGAGGCGGCAATGGAAACATTGCAAGAGGAACCTTAAATAATACCATTAGGTGTTATAATGCTGGCGTAACTCCCGTGGACGCTACCATAACAAATACAACCAAAGGCTCTGGTGGAAACCCACCCGAGTCGGTAGCTCACGCAAAACGATACGCTCCGTACTTCTTCAGAACTCAGTACCGAGCAGTAACCGGAGAAGACTACAATGTTCTTGCTAATTCTTTTGTGGGGACTGGAGGAACTACCGCCAAAGCCATGGCTTCGTTACGAACTAATGGAGCAGCAGCCAACGTTATCGATTTGTTCGTACTGTCAAAAGCGTCGGACAATCAGCTAGAGCGGGCGTCTGTGGCGATGAAGAAAGAATTGTTAGATTACTTCCAGAACTATAAGATGTTAACGGATGATATAGTCATCTCTGATGGAGTAGTCAGAACGTTAGATTTGGTAGCAACTCTTTATATCGATAAAGCTAATAAGAGATTCATTGATTCGATTCAGCAAAAAGCAGCGGATAAATTGCTTGAGTTTTTTAATGTCGATAACTTATCTTTCGGTGAAAAGATAAGCATGGCAGAACTGAACAATTTCATGTTAACTGTTCCGGAAATTAGATTCTTCCAAGTAAACAATCTCCCAGAAAACATTTACGTGAACTTTAATGAGATTGTACAACTTAACAACTTTGAATTTACTACGGAGCTTGTATAACCATGGCAATGTCGGATAAAGGTGCAGGACAACAACACTTTAAATCTAATTACATTGAAGTAATCAGACGTATTGTTCCTGAGTACTACGAATCAACTGAGTATAACCTATTTGGTTCTGAGGAAGATTTGCAATACCGGGTACTTGGGTCTATCCTTTACCTTGCCAGAAACGTTTCAAGCTTGCTTGGAGCGCCGACAACTTACAATCTACAAGTATCTTCTTTTAGCGGTAATGAATCGTATGTCCCCTACTTCGTACCTTTCAATAATCTGACGGACGTAAGCCCTACTACCTATGAAAATTATGTTTTAAGACCTTTAGGAAAAACCTTTGGAAGTTTTTCCAATAAAGAAGAATTTTCTAACTTCCTTCTAACATCGGCTCTTCCGCACACACAATTTAATTATGTAACCGAGTTTTTTGGAAGCAGCTTTAGTTCCGTAGTTGACCCTAACGTCACTACGATGTCTGGGGTAGCCAATACACTAATTGATAAACTTGGCTGGGTATATTTCCAGAACACTTCTGGAACTATAGTTGATTCTAACTCAGTTCCCGTAAGCTCTTTCCTGTATAGCTCTATAATGGACAACCTATACTACGGAAAGAGAATTAAAACTTCTGATGGGGTACGAAACTTATTTAAGTGGATGTACACGAACACCAAAGGAGACTCCCCTTTATGGGCTTCTGTGCGTGAAAAGTTTGTCCCCGTTCCGTTTAACAACCCCTCTTCCACATACGCACCTGACCCAGGTGAGGTAGGTAATTTCTATGCCTCCGGAGGACAGCTTGTAAGCGCACTAGACACGCTTGTTAGTGTATGGGTAAATGAAGACGACCCCAACTCGTTATACTTCAGAGACATCGTTAACGCGTCTCTTCTGGGTCTTGATGTAAGCAGGATGGAGAACGCTGGTCCCATGGGTAAAATGCTCAAGGCACTTGCGTATGGATTCTATGATGTAAAAACATCTATCAGAGATATTCAATACTTGTTGGATATTGAGCAGTGCCCCGAAGAATTTTTGCAATACCTAGGAAGATATTTGGGGTGGACATTTTTCTCAGATGACCCGGACAAATGGCGTGACCAACTTAGACAGGCTATTTACCTTTACAAAGCAAAAGGTACAAGACAGGCACTTGTGAATGCGGTAAATATGGTTATCCCGTCTTCCGTATACACTCCAAACGCGGCTGTATCTGGGTTACAAGAGTTGTGGGAATCTTATGTTCCAAACCTTCTATACTACACGCTTAAAACCGAGACCGACCTAGGAAAAAGTCCGGAGGTATACAAAGCATTCAGAACGTCATGGACTAAATCCCTAGAAGCGTCGGGAATTCCTATAACCGTAACCAATTACGACCCACAAAATCAGGATAATAACGTACGGTTCGCGGTAGACGCAATTTTAGAATTACTAAATTATCAGTATAACTACTTAAAGATTGGCGGAATACCCTATAAGGAAACAGCTTATTGGGCACAGCAAGTTAGTAGGGGAGCCCAGCCAGGGTATTACTACCGAGACGCCGTCCTCCAAATACCACCCTGGGAGGAAAGTAGATTTTACCAGAACTGCAAGATTGGTCCAAACATAGACAACTTCATTCGCAGCGTATCGTCTATTCTAGCACGGACATTTGACGAAGCGGGATGTGGAGTGTCTTCCACCGCTGCGAATAGCGTAGCTAAATATATTTTAAGTTCTGTTTCTATTAAAGAAGCAGAAGGTATTAACGAGCCTGGGTGGGGCGCAAATAACTCATTCAAGTTTATGACCTCTTCTTTACAACTTCCGTTTAACTACGAAAGTGTAATTAAGAACGGTGACCTGGATAGCATGAGTGTGTTTGATTTTTGGAACTCAAAATCTTCTGAAGTGCACTCAAAGTTTTTCGCATCGTCAATCGATTTCGCTTCTAATGATTTCACAAACGTAGCGAAGACGAAGATTGGACGTAAAGGAATTCCTACCATTGTCAATGTGTTCCGGCAATTCGCTCCTTTCCACGCTCTGAATAAGATTTATGTTGGGTCTAGCATTGTGGACGATTACTACGGTACCAGAGAAGATGGCGAAGGTAATCCTGGCGTAGCTTGGTCCGGAATACAAGACATAGAAGTAGTTAATACTATCCAGTCGGACATGGACCAAGTCCATAGCACCTATACCGCCTCGGCTTTCCCAGGCGCGTGGGGCGCAGGAGGCTCATTTAGTGGAGTTGGAGTATTCCCCAGCGTTTACAATCCACAGAATGGCAGGTTCTTGCCCTCTGCTACACTACACGGAACTAAAGGAACTTCCCCTCAAGGATATTTCTGGAGTGGCGGCGGCTCAGAGGATGATTTAGGTCTTAAAAAGCTTATTGCTAGGAGAACCGCAGGAAGAAGAAAAGATTTAAAATATAAATTTACTGGATGGGCACAAAATAGACAGGGGCTCAACCAGCCAATTGCTACAGATTGGTTCGGGATGAGTGGGGGCGCACTCCAACCCGTTCTCAAAGGAAGAGGCTTAAACCTTCCCGGCTTCGTACCCAAAGGATTTAATTTCTCTTCCCAAAGTTTCGTGGATACAAGCGGAAGTCTATCGTCGGTATACTCATACTACAACACCTCCGCAACCCCGTTCTTTGAGTTCCACGCATCATCTTTCTTCCCAGCACGAGCTATCCCTGATTTCGAACCCAATGCCTCTAGCTTTAATCAGCTTAGAGATGTCTTTGGCTCTCAGATTCTGCGGGCTATGACCAACATCTTTATAAGACGGGGAAGAAAGGATGCTAGATGGTATAGATTTACCGACCAAGGATTTGAGAATTTCAAATTCGGAACAGGCGTACAGAAACTTTACTGGGATTACAATAACAAATTCCGAAGACAGCTTCAATGCTGGGTGGACCAGGAAACCCAAGTTGATGGTGATAGGTACGCAGGTGGATTCAATATACTAGCCCACGTGTTCGGTCCTCTTCTGTTTAACCATAATTTCTCTATCAAGGGAAAAATACAAAATAACTTAGGGGCTAAATCTTTCCCGGGAAGCTATGGAGGTTCTATCTCCTCTCTCAACCCAGACTGGAGCGCGGTAGTTGCTACTCCCGCCACGGTGAATAATATTTATCTTAACACTTTAGGCAACAATGCAACTCTAACTGACGGAATATTAGCCGCAGGAGCTTATGGAACATACGAGAATACTTTGGATGTGTTTGAGCGTCCAAGTGAGCTTTATCAATCTAATAGGACTCTCCTGTCAGGGATAGATTTTGTGGCTCCGAGAATTAATGCGTTTGCGGTATGGAACAACCCATCTAATCCATCTTACAATATTGATTCAATTTCTTCTAGTGGAATCACTATGGTACAACAGCATGGAACAGATAGTCCGTTCCAAACTATACGTGCAAGGTTCGCTTTAGATGGGAATATGAATTACGCCTATAATGGACAATTAAAGTTTCCCCCGAAGGACCTACAAACCTTACGAAGCAAATCTCTGTCAGCCATTGCTGGATGGCAAATTCAAGATGAAAACAGAACCCCGGTAATTAACCAAGCAGGTCATTTATCCCACCCCACCTCAGATTCATATTTCATAGACCCTGCTGGTAGCGGAATTCCTTATGTGGTTCTAGTAGGTAAAGGAGGAACTTCTGGAACCGGAACTCTTGGCGTTATGTCGGGGGTACTAGGAACTGCCCAAACCCCTAACCTTGCGACGGTAGTCAATACGACGGAGCGTCAGACACCCGCCAACCTAAGACCGCTGACCCCATCAAATTCTTACCGTCTTTCGGTCGATGCGTCTTGTGCGTCGGTTTCCCCAAACCAAAGACTTAGTTATGCACTGTTTAACATAACCCAAAATAAACAATGGATACAACCAACGACACAATATGCCACAAACACAGTTGGTCAGTGGAGGGATATAGATAGCACTTTATCATCTAACCTCGTAAACATTATGACCAGCGGTACCGTACGACCGGAGACTAATTTTGGTACGTTCACAGGAGTTATTACGCCTTCCTCCACATTTAGTCAAAATGATAATTATGAGTTAATCATTTCCCCAGCAGCTATACTTAAAGGTAGTGTTACCCCATACAAAATTAAAAATATTAGAATAGAAAATTATGAACAGGGTATTACGAATATTACTGCGGGTAGACAAGGAAATAAATTATTCAAGGATGAGGAATATCTATTAGGTATTGATGCCCGAGTTGCTAGAATTGCGGGCGCACAAACTTATCCTGATGAGAATCTATATGTTAGAGTTGTAACGGACCCGAAACCTTTTGTAGGGAACGGATGGAATTCGTTCGCAAAAAGTTGGTGCTATGACTGGGTTGCAAAATCCTGGTCCAACTCAAAAGAAACCTCTAACGACAGACAGTGGAAGAGACTAACCTTCCCCGGAAGTTCTATTGAGCCTACGCGACACGTATTAGAGTTCAACACTCATAACAGCCGCACCCCTCTTAAATACCACTCACTCTCTAAGGATGGTCCGCTGGGTGGCTACTTCGCTTCTGCTGGTCCAGTACATGATAACCAAACTGTTTATTATGTGGAAGTAGCAAAGATGGATAGAACTGGGGAATTTAATGGAGTCACACTTTTAGGTGTAGATATTGTAAATAAGCGCTATAATGTTTATGCGGAAGATTATTCCAAAAAGGATTTTGTGGACATCTTTGATTTCTTTGACGGTTTAAATATTAGCAAATCCTCTAGAGACGCAAGAGATTCGTCCGGAACCTACCTACTATCAGGAGGAAGCCGTAGTGAATACCTAGAATATTGGGGAGGAAGTCATTCCGCCACAAACGGAGTTTACGGATTTATTGAAAATGATTAAAGGTAATATAGAAATTTTCCAGAGTTATGGAGATGAACATAAGAGTCTATACAAAGGCTCTAATATGGTCGTTGATGGTTTCAGGAAAACTATTGCCGACGTAATGACCTATATGCCAAACCCGAGCGCGACTCCCACCTCTATGGAGCCTGGAGTTAGCTCAGTGTCTAGCTACCAAATCCAAGCCATGTCCCTGGGAAGCGCCAAGGAAGGTTACTCTCAAAGAGACTCCAGATTCTGGTATAGCGGCATGGCGACCTCTGCCGAGAACTACCAACTGCTTCCCGTAACGGACAATGCCGTATTTGAGATGTGGGACTGTTACTCAAGTATTGGCTTTAACCAATGGAAATATGATAACCAAGTAGACGCCAACCTACTCGTTAACCCTACGCTGAACTCTATGTCGGGGTGGAACGTCAATTTTCTGCACGATATGTCAGCGGGCATGGTAACGCACACAACGGATATCACCTCGGAGGGAGAGATTGATATTACTAAATTTGAATTGGTCGCTGGACAAGAACAAGTAACCCTCAGACAAAGACTTCCTGAGATGAAGATGGGCGGGGTATACACCTTCTATACCAATGGTAAAGCCCATAATGCCACTATGGATATTCGTATTTCTCGTGGAAAGAATGATATTCCCTTGGAGTACTATGATTTTTCTACAGAAAGATTTGTTGTTCTAGACAAAGATAATAAAGATTTATATCACACAATAAAACTTAAGAATTTTTATGAAGTAGATGAATTCAGGTGCCGTCTGCGCGGAAATGAGAGAGACCAAGTATTCCAATCAAACAACGAATATTTTGTTGAGTATATTTTCCCATCGGTAGGTTTTATAGATGAAAGTTTTGCGCCATGGGATTTTAATTATGTAAATCCCCATATTAATATTATCCGTCTGGAGGTGTGTGATGAACGGCACCAAATCCTAAGGAACCCTAACTTCCTGGAACACCAAAGTCTATTAATAAATAATGATTTCGATATTCTAGTAGAGTTCCCGTCTTCCGAAGTTAGAAATGCTGATGGGTGTGCGCAAGCAGGTCTTTATAAAACTCCTGGATGGAGACAACTAAACCCACTCGCTAGAGACTCACAGGACCCAGGAAATAGGGAGGACAATTCCCATTATGGAGCAGTTTTCCCTTTATCCAAAAACCAACAAAGAATTAGCGAAACCCAGCTCGATGGTGTCGCCCTGTATTCATCTTCTATTGATTTAGATTCTAGCGGCGCTGCCCAAATAGAACAGAAGTTCAATCTTGGAAATGAGTATAAAAATCATTTTGCGTTCGCGAGCAATACAGCGACTGAACCTGAGCTATTAGCCGCCGCCAACGGTCAGTACGACAATAACCGAACTCTAATGCTATCTTTTGATACGATGGTATCTGGTGAAGCAGCAGCAGCTGATTGTGGAACTCTTCAAGTTACGTTAAGGAGAGATTCCGATGGATACGAGTATAGCTTTACGCAACAAAGCACTACTCTTCAAAATGATATTTGGGTACCTAACGGAAACACTTATAATGTTTCCTATGACGCAAAAGATACATGGTATCAGAAAGGTGTGCAGGTTATTTTGCCAGCCGATGCCCAACAAGAAACGTATACGATTAGTATAGCTGGAACAGGTCGAAGCGATGGCACCAACGGATTCTGTTATTACTTAATAAGAAACTTTTCTTTTGGTCCATTAGCTGGATGGAGAACCTATGTATACGACCATAGTGGTATTGCCAAGTGGAGCCTTAGTTCTACTGGCGCACGTGTACAGTCAGGGAAACTCTTTTCTGGACTAACGTTAAGTGCAACTAGATATGACACCCTGGCTGGAGCAGGTACGGCTAGGGCAGATATTGACGCTTCGATAGATGGTATTAATGTACCAGCTAAAACTCAATTAGTACAAAATTTTGTTGGTCTGGAACCAACTAAAACCTATAGACTAGCCGTCAAAGGAACTTACCTATCTGACACCGGCACTCTACCAAACTTTAACTATAGTTTAAAAGCAAAAGCCAGGACGAAGCCCCAAACTAATAATTACAATATTCTATCTACCTGGATGAGAGACGGTGGAGGTCAATATAGTGCGACTAACACCCCAACCAATCTAAACCCATATAGTACAAACACTAACGCTCATAGAGCTACCCACCCCTTCTTTTCTAAATCACTCAACGATGATAGCTCAACGCCACTGGATTGGGGTTTGTGGGTCACGGCATCCGGGTCTTCTCCCGCCAGTTCCGTCACCTCAGATAATCTAGCCGCGAACGCTGGAGAATACACCCTCTCCATGAAGGTCTTTAACAGCCAAAACGCACCTTCTTATTTTGTTCTAAGCTCTACGACCGCAGGAAACCACGACCCAACATTCTTTAATTGGGAAACGGCTGAGTGGGATAGTTTTGTCACGGGTACAGTTCCCGCATACAGAAATAGTGCGTCCGGAGCTTATTTCCTACCACTGCCTTCGGGTGCTAATACAAATCGATTCACTACCTACACCTACCCGAATACTGTAACGCTACCTAGTACAGGTGGACAGCTACGGGAATACTCTACCCAAACCCCGGATGGTCTGGGAAGTCGAGGTAAGTATCGATTAACGGCAGCTGTTTACGGTCCTAATGCCGAGGCAGGTTCTACTTTGATAAGTGACCTAGCACTTAAAGGACCCGGTCTTGAGACGAACGTTGATATCTGGAAAGAGTTATACTATAACTTCACCGCAGGTTCATGGCAACCCGAACCAATTCAAGCTGGAGATTACTATTCCGAAAACACTGACGATACACCAGAAAGTTTTATTTCATGCCCAGTTAACTTAATTAGTAAAATGGCTTTATTCGGTTTGGATAGAGATACCGAATACCAGATTAATATTATAGATGCGGCTGGCGGTATTTATACTATTCACGATATTAGTTTGCAAGATGTTTCTCTCGTCTCCAATAGCGGACGAAGTAGGTGGGTTAGGGATGCCAGTATATGGACAAGTGAACCTTACGGTAATTTACATTATGATAAGTACGATGATGGCGCGGTGTTCAAATTACGAAACGAGAACAACGGCTCTAATGTACTAACCAACACCACATCTCCCTCCGCAATGACTTCTTGGGCAAATCCCGCCTCAATTATGTTCCGAGCAGCATCCGCAAATACCGGAGACCCTTCACCAGGACCTATTTTTGTTCCGGTCATGCGTATTATGAATGAAGCAGCTTCAACATTTGCTCCGTGGCTAACACAGAACTTTACCTTGGGCGAGTATAATTTAAAAGGCGGAGATATGTTTGCGATAGGCTTAGAGGGAATTTGTCTTGAGCATTCCAATACCGTTGTAGATATGTCCATCGCCGCAAAATATAATGGAGTACGGTATCAGTACAATCCGACCTCAAGAGAGTGGCTTCCGGGGAAGGAACAAAGAACAACCTCCTTTACATTGTACAATAGAGATGCTCAAATAAGAGATGAGTATTATGCAGACGCAAAAACTTGGAACCAGTTGTTATCTTCTCCAATCGTAGCTCCTCCGTTTGGACCTAATACTAAAATCACTGCAAGCTTTGCGGTTAATGCGGCGGGACCAGACAGGAAGACTGATTTAAAAGATTTTAAAGTTTATAGATGGACTGATGCTTCTTCCAACCATTATCATGTGTCGGGAGCAACGTTTAACTTCCCTGAGTTCCCCAGTCCAGCGGACGCAACTCTTCAATCAACGCAACCTTCCGGTCATCCCGGTCAGTTAGGACAATTCTTAAATAGAATTAATTTCTTTAATTATTACCCGGCTAAATTTAATGAAGGTCCAGACCGTTTTGGAGTACCTGCAAGCGGTTTGAGAGCAATTAACAATCCGATGTCCCCGTCCATCACTGGTGAGAAGACTTTAGAGGAGGCTGTAGCCATGGGAGCTTATCTCCCTTCTGCCGGACTATTCTTTGGCTCAGGAACCTACGGCTTACAAAACTCTCAACAGTCTTGGGGGTTAGCTCCGAGTGGAGGATTAGTATCGGGTGTCCTTAACCAAATGGGAGTTGTGAATAGTGATGGGTATATTTACCGTCACCCCTATACCCCCACTGATGCTAATGATGCAAGCGCCGGGTTTATTGTATCGTCATACCAAACCGGCGCAGGAACCTATGCACATAAAACTATACGTTACATCCTAAAACTTCATAAGGATGATTGGAGATTCCTAGATTACTACATGGGTGGCATAGGAGCCTTAGGACTACACGCCTTGGATTACAAAAAAACCTACAACAAATTAGGGACTGCTTACCAGATTAGCGGTACTGGCGCTTCATATTCTCCAGGTTCTCGTGTGGGACTATATAAAATAGCAGACCCCTCACGGAACCCTGTATTTAATCTAACCAATAAGAAAGTAACATTTCCTCCAGGTCTAAAAATAGATTACAATAACACAGACCATATTACTATAATATGGGATATCAATTATTAAAATGCAATTCTTCGAAAAATCAGAGCCTCACGGACACTTAGAAATCTGGAAACATTATCCGGACGGAAGTAAGGAACTCCACTTCAAAGACGATAACGTTATTTGTAGTGGTATGGGCGCTACTTTGGCGGAGATGTTTGACGCCGAACCTACCGTAGACGTAAAGAATTTTCAATGCGTGTATTTCCGTTGTGGGTCTGGCGGTCAAGCATCCTACCAAGTTTCGAGTCGTTCTGATGTAGCAGCCTCTTTTTCCCGCGCCCAGTATGGGACGGGAAATTTGGACATGAGTATCCATGACTTAATTGCTAATGGAGCCAAGACAACCTCCCTACCTTTTGGCGTAATCCCTTACGGGTACATTAAACGAATTACTCCTACAAAGTGTATGTGGCAAATTGTTCTTGACGAACAAACTCTAAATGTAGGTGACGAAACCCCCGAAGGGTATATTAATGAGATTGGGTTATATAGCAAAAACCCTTACGTAGAAGCGACGGACGCTTCTATGTTATGCGCGTACAGGTACTTCAAAAAGATTTATAAGACCGACGCATTTATTTTAGTCTTTAGATGGACGATTGAATTCTAATGGTAAGTTTCAAAAACGTAAGTAGTGTAGGCGGCGATGGAATCATCCCCCTCAATTGGGGTACTGTCCCCAAGTACGACCCTAGCTCTTTCTATAACTGGGAGCAGGATAACGTTCCGTTGTGGTCTATCGAACAAAGAGGAGACACTCTTTACCGTGCTATGGGGTATCCTGGAGGTAATCCTGATGGAGTAACCTTCACTCTTTCGTCAACCGGTAATTATGACGAAAGCAAAGCCATTTACGATTCCATTGACGATATTGTTGAGAGAATTCCTAAAAGGCTTAAATTTCCCGTCCTAATTGAAATCTGTACATACGGACAGCTAGGGCACCTGGACCTCGCCAACATAACCTGCGAAGGACAAGGAAAACTAGAAATTAAGAATAAGTGTTTTTTCCAAGACGTTAACGCCTCTGCCTTCCAGACAGTGTCTGTATCAGGAAGTCCAGCTGACGCAGCACTTGGAGACCGTCCCTATGTAAAAAGAGCTTATTCTCACATAGCCTCGGCAACCATGATGAATGTTTCGTCAACGAGGCTCGGTCTATCGTTTGCTAACGCAGGTTCTTGGTACGCCAATGGTCGTTTGTTTGCGATGCAAGGACCAGACACGGACAGACAAGCAAATAATATTACTGCGTATGTCGCGTCTGGAGATGCCACCCGTAGCTGGAAAGTATCCACATATGGCGGATTCCAAATACCACACCCCTACGATTGGAGAAATGATTGGGGTGCTGGAGCGGATACAGCAATTGCCGGTACTGCCGCGAGTGCTTGGGGAGATGCGACCCCCTGGTATGGTTCTGCAACAAAAGATTACATGGTGCAGAAGCGAGCCCTTCAATATACTCAAGGACAAAGTACCTTGGTTGGGTATGGCGCGTATTTCAGTTCCATCTCCCTCAAGGATTGTCAAGGTACGATTATTCTCAGAGACGTGCTAGTTGATGCTGGTAATGACCAGAATGATTATGACGGCGCGACAGGACAAGTTCACAGAGGGGAGTATGGTATTGACATAGAAAACTCCGAAGTTATTTTGGATAACGTTACTTCTATGAGAAGTGCGCTTGGTGGATTTAGAGCTACTAATTCTAGAGTTAAGGTAACTGGTCACTGTATGGCTTACCGTAACTATACCAAAACAGGCAAACAACCTAGCGAAAGATTACAAAACGGTGTAGGTTTTTATGCACTAAACACTGATTTGGAATGGGATTCTACGGACTACCTAGACTCAAGAAAATATATTAATTTGTTCACCAAGTCTAAGCGTGGTATGGATTTAAGAAACTGTACTTTACGCGGAGGCATTGCGTGGAACGAAACAACGCTATCTGCCATTCCTAACGCGGGCTCTCAGTTACTAGGACTTCCTTCTCGGTCATTAGGAGGCACTACTCTTGATGGAGCAACGACTCTTGCGACGGCATCCGGCGCAGGAGGAGATACCCTCACTACTACAATCAATATTTCAGATTGTAATGAACATGGTCTATACAGTGAAGGAACGGATATTGATTTTAATGGACGTTTTAATTGTTATCTGAACGTTGGCGATGGTATTCGTTTGAGACGCTCACAAGCGGCACTACCTCAATTTACCTGTAACCACAATTCGGGCTGGGGTATTAGCTTAGAGGGTTCTCAGTTAACCTACGGTGGAGGAAGCGAAAACTTCCCTGTCCGCGCAGACGGCTACTCACAAGTTACCGCAGGAGGTAGAATCTTCAATGGCTCTATTTACACAAATGACTTTGGTGCGGGTCCTGCTAACACAACTCCTGAGAGACGTATTAGAAACCGTGCGCAATTCCACGTAGATTCCAACAACCAAAACCTTCTGGTTGATAAATCATCTTCTGTTCAAGTCGCACAAATAAATAACATTCCCTTATACGTAGGACAGTGGGGCGGAAGTGATTGGGTAAATGATAGTTCTAAAGGCTCATCTTATGACTTAGGTAATGATGTTCGTTATCTTCCAGCAACTCACTTCGGAGCAACTCCGTACAGAGCAAATAACAAGCCTGGAATGGTTGTAACTAATAACTCCGACGCTGAACTTGTTGGTGTGAGTTACGCCGTTGATTCTCACGACACAGGTAAAGGTAAAGTCGCAATCGCTTCTAATGGCTCTAACTTAACTTTCAGAGGAACCTCCTCTACCTGTACCACTTTTAATTATTTCCCTGTTACCGACACCGCACAACAATTTAGAAGTTGGATGTCTGCGGGCGTAGTGGCTACCGATAATTCAAACGTGGAACTGACTGGTCCGACTAAGTCGGCTCGATTTGGAGTTCCTTTCTTAGCAGAGAACAACTCCAACTTTAAAGTTAAGCCTCCAACTTTCATAGGAACCGATAATATCCTAGACATCTCTGGGTATCATCTTATTCCTTATGTTGCCGACACCCGCCAACCTAACCATACAAAACTTGAAGTTCATTCAACTAGAGCTTGTCTGGTTGCAAACAAGAGTTCTAATATCGAATTATTTGGTTTGGGAGGAAAAGTTGTTCAGGGTCTCGGAGGCAATATCCTTGATTCAGTAGATGTCTTTGCGACAGGATATGCTGATAGTTTTATTGGAGACCAAAATAGCCAGTGGGATAAATCTACTTCTGGTGGATATGTTAAGTTTTATCCGAACGCGTTCACCAGTGGTGTAATGACTTACTTCTCTGACCGCGTATCCCTATCTCCTACTGCTGCCAACAACGAAACTTTTAACATTACTAACCCCTACATCAAAACACCTGATGCCGCCGCAGATAGTAACTTCCACAGAGATGGTATGACAGGCGGTATGTGTGTTCGAGCAGTTGAGGACAGTAAGGTCGATGTTAATTTAGTTAACTTCCATTTCCAAGGCGCTCCGTCTTCCGTGTCAGGGGTTTACTATAACCTCCTAGGAACTGGTTGTGAGTTATTCAAAGATACAGCACCTGACGTAGGTCCTGGCGGCGGTGGAGGTGGCGATGAGAACCCATGGACAGTGCCAATCGACGGCGGTGCCACGGAAGCCGGTGGAATAGGTCCAATCGATGGCGTCGGGGAAGGTGAAGGCGGTGGAACCGGGTCTGGAGGTAACTCCGATTTTGATGACAATATTATTGTTACAGGAAATAATTACGCTACAACAGATAATAATGCCACCAACCAAGGTACAATGTATACTGTGGCTGGTCGAGGAACCCAAAACTCAACATTTGGCGCGGATACAGATAATGACCAAGCAGGTAGTATGACGGTTATCGGGGATGAGAGAGACCCTCGCGTACGTTACCGCGCCTACATGAGAACTAAAACTGGCACCACTATTAACGCTCCTAACGGAAAACTGATGAGTGAAGTAGAGTGTATGGGAGGTCAAATTCAGATTTGGAATATTGCAGACACTTCACGAATTCACGCTTCTAACATTCTAGCCAATGGAATGGACCCAATGACGTGGTCTCTCTCCGCCGTTCCGGGTGGCGCAAGTAACTGCCACGGTCCTATGGGTAAATGGCGCAACGGCGTTGCATTAGATTACTATGGTTTAGGAGGTAGAAGAACTACTTACGGTGGTTGTGGCGCGGTTTTCGCAAACACTGGTGTGTTCCGTTTAATGATGTCTACTCGTGGTGACCTAAAGTCGTTCTACGATGTTAGTACCTTGAGTGGAACCTCTACAGGCGCTCAAGGATGGCGAGACACCGCACTATCTGGAGGTTCCCCGGTAGACCAAGTTAAC